CCCCCTTCCAAGATCTTCCGGAGGACCGCCGGGGAGGTGGCTGGCCGTTTGTACGGGTCTGGGAAGAGCAAGATCACGAGCCGCGATGACTCAGTGTGACCCAGCGCCGGCCGCAACGGCGGGCGCCGACGTGCCGCAACGGCACTTGGAGATGATCAGTCATGGCAGGTATGGGACCCCCTCCCAAGCCGGCCGGGGAGCGGCGCAGGCGCAACGCCACTGTCGCGATGACCCGACTGCCGGCGGGTGGCCGACAGGGCGATCCGCCCAGGTGGCCGCTGATAGATGACGTCGTCGCGACGACGCAGCGGGACATGGCCCGGCGTCAGGCCGACGAGTACGAGCTGCAGTTGCTGGAGCCGGACCTGCAGGGCCGTCAGCGGGCTGCGGTGCAGCGGAAGCTGGACGCCGCGCAGTCGTCGGCGACGGTGCTGGACAAGCAGATCGAGGCCACGGCCGCCCTGGAGGCCGAGCTGTGGCGGGACCTGTGGTCGACGCCGCAGGCGGTGGCCTGGGAGCGGCTGGGCTGGACTCGTGAGGTTGCCCAGTACGTCCGCTGGAAGGTGAAGGCCGAGCTCGGTGACCTGGACGCCTCGAAGGAGGCCCGCCAGTTGGGCGACCGGCTGGGGCTGACGCCGTTGGCGATGCTGCGGCTGCGCTGGGAGGTAGCGCCGGACGAGGTGGCCGAGCAGCGGCAGGAGCGCGCGACGACTGCGCGGAAGAAGACGGCACGGCAGCGGCTGCGGGTCGTCGACTCCGAGGCAGCTGGGGGGTCGTGATGGCGCAGCTCGTCAAGCTGGACCCTGGCGACGTCCTCGTGCTGGCGAACGTCGGCGAGGATCAGGCCGAGGCCGTCAGGCACAGTTGGGAGAGCATCCGCGAGTCCCTGGGGATCGAGCACTGCCTTGTCTTCGCGGGCGACGTGGATCTGAGCAAGGTGTCTGCAGATGCCCTGGCGCGGCCCTGACCACCCAGGCGAGTTCCCGACGCTGGGCTGGTCGGTAGGGGAGTGGATCGAGGCCCATTGCGTCATCCCCGATGGCGATCAGATCGGCGATCCGTACCTGCTCACGGATGAGATGTGGACGTTCCTTGCCTGGCATTACCGGCTGCGGCCGGATGCCACGGAGGGCGGCTGGCGTTCGGCCTGGCATTACCGCCGTAGCCAGCTGGTGCGTCCACAGAAATGGGGCAAGGGTCCGCTGACGTGTGCGATGGTGTGCGCCGAGGCGGTCGGCCCGGTGCGGTTCGCGGGCTGGGATGCGGACGGGGAGCCGGTTGGCCGTGCGTGGGAGACGCCGTGGATCCAGATCGCGGCCACGTCCGAGGATCAGACGGACAACGTGTACCGCGCGCTGGTCCCGATGATCGACGAGGGGCCGCTGGCGGATCTGATCCCGGATACGGGTGAGACTCGGATCAACGTCCCGGGTGGCGGCCGTATCGAGCCGGTCACCAGCAGCGGCAGGGCCCGCCTCGGCCAGCGGATCACGTTCGCCGTGCAGGACGAGACCCACTCGTGGCTGGAGGCGAACGGCGGTTGGAAGCTCGCCGAGACCCAGCGCAGGAACCTGTCCGGCACGGGCGGCCGCGCGGTGGAGACGACGAACGCGTGGGATCCGTCGGAGCAGAGCGTGGCACAGCGGACCGCGGAGGCGTCCGTGAAGGACGTGTACCGCGACCACCGGATCCCGGCGCCAGCGTCGCTGGCGAACAAGCGGGAGCGGCACAAGGCGCTGCGGCACGCCTACGGCGATTCCTCCGTGCTCGCCGGCGGCTGGGTTGACCTGGACCGCATCGACGGCGAACTGGTCGAGATCGCGGAGAAAGACCCGGCGCAGGCCGAACGCTTCTACCTGAACCGGATCGTGGCCGGCACCGGGGCGTACATCGACGGCGACCGGTGGGATCTGCGCCGCGATCCGCGCGAGGTGGAGGCCGGGACCGCGGTCACGCTCGGCTTCGACGGCTCCGACATCGACGACTGGACCGGGATCCGGCTGGAGACGCTGGACGGCTACCAGTTCACCCCGACCTACGGGCCCGACGCCCGGCCCACGGTGTGGAACCCGGCCGAGTGGGGCGGGCAGGTGCCGCGGCTGGAGGTCATGGCCGCGTTCGACGAGGTCTTCACCACCTACAACGTGGTGCGCGCCTACCTGGACCCGCCGTACTGGGAGTCCGAGGCGGACACGCTCGCCGAGCGGTACGGGGAGAAGCGGGTCGTGCGCTGGTACACGAACCGGATCGCGCAGATGCACAGCGCCGCCGAGCGGCTCGCGACGGACGTGACGAAGAAGGATTCGACGTTCCGCCACGACGGCTGCGTCTGGGCCGGCCAGCACATCCGTAACGCCCGCAAGGCAGCCCGGCCTGCGGGCCGGTACCTGCTGAAGAAGGCATCGGAGTCGCAGAAGATCGACGTTGCGATGTGCTCGATCCTCGCCCACGAGGCTGCCGGTGACGCGGTGGCTGCTGGCCAGGCCCGCCCGAAGAAGAAGTCGAAGATGCTCGTGCTGAGATGAGGTGAGCTCGTGGACCGGTCGGAGCTGGACTGGCTGAAGCACCTCATCTCGTGCCACGACAAGGAGCTGCCGGAGCTGAAGCGGCTGAACTCCTATTACGAGGGCAAGCAGCCGCTGTCGTACATGGCTCCGGAGCTGCAGGTTGAGCTGCAGGAGACGGTCCGGCAGGTCGTCATCAACTGGCCCCGACTCGTCGTCGACAGCGTGGAGGAGCGCCTCGACGTCGAGGGCTTCCGCTTCCCGGGTGAGCCGGCCGCCGACGAGGAGTTGTGGCGGATCTGGCAGGCCAACGACATGGACACCCAGTCGCAGCAGGGCCATCTGGATGCCCTGATCATGGGCCGGGCCTATGTCGTGACTGGCAGCCGTGAGGATGACCCGGATACGCCGCTGATCACGGTTGAGTCGCCGCTGGACATGTTCGCCGAGTTCGATCCGCGGACGCGGGTGGTCCGGGCGGCCGTGCGACGGTGGACGGAGGAGGGGGAGGGCGGAGCGAAGTCCGACCACGCCACCCTGCTACTGCCGGACGCCACCTCGTTCTGGGTGAGAGAGAAGGGCGAGTGGGTCGAGGACCCGGGGCTCGAGCGTGACGATCACGAGATCGGTGAGGTCATGGTCGAGGTGCTGGCGAACCGGCCGCGCCTGAAGTGCCCGAACGGCGTCTCCGAGCTGATGGACGTCATCCCGATCTCAGACGCGGCCTGCAAGGTCGCCACGGACATGATGGTGTCGGCGGAGTACCACGCGACGCCGCGCCGGGTGGCGTTTGGGTTCGGCGAGGAGGACTTCGTCGACGCCAATGGCCGCCGGGTGTCCGCGTTCTCGCGGATCATCGGCCGGATGTGGGCGACGGAGAAGAACCGCCGCGAGGACGGTGCGGACGTAATCCAGTTCCCTGAGGCGTCTCTGTCGAACTTCCACGACACGATCAACCAGTTGGCGACGCTCGTGGCCAGCCTTGCTGGCCTGCCGCCGCACTTCATGGGCCATGCCACCGACAATCCGGCGTCGGCGGACGGCATCCGCAGTGCGGAGACGCGCCTGGTGAAGCGCAGTGAGCGGAAGCAGCGCGGCAACGGCGGCACGTGGGAGCGGGTGCAGCGGAAGGTGCTGCGGATCCGTGACGGGGTCTGGGATCCGCGGTCTCGCTCGTTGGAGACGATCTGGCGGGACGCTTCGACGCCCACGGTTGCGCAGTCTGCGGATGCTGCGGTGAAGAAGTTCCAGGCGGGGATCGTGCCGCTGCGGCAGACCCGCGAGGATCTGGGCTACACGCAGGCGCAGATCGAACGCATGGAGGAGCTGGACGAGAAGGCCGCGCAGGATGCGATGCAGCGCATCATGAGCGGCGACCTGGCTGCTCTTGAGGCTGGCCCGAAGCCGCACGACGAGCCTGCACCTGCGCCGCCTGAACCTGTTCCGGTGAGCTGACGTGCGGGCCACCCGGTCTGTGCGGGATTTGGCGCTGGCGTTCCAGGCGGCGCAGGCTCGACGGACCCGGCTGACTGCGAACGAGGTTCAGCGGCTGTGGGGCCAGTTGGACCGTGCGGATCTTTCGGGGTCGTGGAACGCCTCGGTGGGGCCGCGGATCGTCAGGGCGATCACGGCCGGTCAGTTGTCGTCGGCGAACGCTGCGGACGACTACGTGGACGAGATCGTGGATGCAGAGGGTGCGGACCCCGACCGGGTCGGCCGAATCCGACCCGAGGCGTTCGCTGGTCTCGCTGCGGACGGCCGAAGCCTGGATTCGCTGATGCTCCTGTCGGTGATCACCACGAAGCAGGGGATCGCCGGAGGGCTGTCTACGGACGACTCGATGATGCGGGGCCTGCAGCAGGCGCTGCGGTTGTCGTCGTCGGAGGTGACGCAGGCCGGCCGGTCCGCGGTCGGTTCCAGCATGGTCGGTCAGCGGACGATCCAGGGCTATGTACGGGTGGTCAATCCCCCTGCGTGCAGCCGCTGCATCATCTTGGCGGGTCGCGAGTACGGCTGGAACAAGGGCTTCCAGAGGCACCCGCGCTGTGACTGCGTGCACCTGCCGACGACGCTGGTCGCCCGTCAACAGCGGCGCGGGTTCATCGACCCGAACGACTACTTCAACAGCCTCTCGGCCGCTGAGCAGAACCGGGTCTTCGGCCTCGCCGGCGCTCGCGCGATCCGCGAGGGCGCGGACATGGGGCAGATCGTGAACGCCCGCCGCGGCATGTACACCACGACCGCCTACGGCCGCACTGTGCAGGCGACCCGCGAAGGCACCACGCGGCGCGGCTCCTTCTACCGGCAGGAACGCCGCCGGGCCATCGACCGCGGCCTCGTCGGACCCAGCGGACGGGGCTTCCAACTGCGGACGCCCCGTCTTCTCCCGGAGGAGATTTTCCGGGTGGCGGACTCGCGCGATGAGGCGATCGCGATGCTCCGGCGCTTCGGCTATCTGACGTAGCCGATCACAGACCTGACCTGGCGCAAGGCCCGGTCACTGATCCCGCAACGGGAGACGCATCACCATGGAGAACACCCGCAAGAGCTGGCTGCCCGCTGCCCAGAGCGCGGACTGGTTCAGCCTGTCCCGGCACGACGACCCCGACCCGGCGGACCCGGAGCCGGCCCTGGAGCCGGAAGGCGACCCGGCGGATCCCGAGCCCGATCCGGACCCGGAGGGAGCCGACAAGCTCGGCGATGCCGGCAAGAAGGCCCTGGAGGCCATGAAGGCGCAGCGCGCGGAGGCCAAGCGCCTCGCTGCCGCCGAGAAGAAGCGCGCCGACGACCTGGCCCGCAAGGTGCAGGAGTTCGAGGACCGCGACAAGTCCGACCTGGACAAGGCCACCGCGAAGGCGGAGCGCCTCGAAGCCGCAGCGAAGGCCGCCACGGCCCGCGCCGCTAAGGCCGAAGTGCGCGCTGCGGCTGGTGAGTTCGCCGACCCGGAGGACGCGGTCGCCTTCCTCGACCTGGCCAAGTACACCAGCGACGACGGCGAGATCGACACCGAGGCAATCTCGGCTGACCTCGCCGACCTGCTGGAGCGCAAGCCGCACCTGCGTCGGCAGGCGGCCGAGCCGCAGAAGAAGCCTGCGCCGAAGCCCGACCCGAGCCAGGGCGCCCGCCCGGCGGAGCCGCCCACGGACTTCCGCACTGTGGACCGCGAGACCCTCGAGGTTGAACTGGCCAAGGTCGCACCCGGGTTCCGCCTGCGCTCGTGATCCGTATCCGCGCCCGTCTGGGCGACGGGCGTACCTCCATTGAGGTCGTCGGTCACGAGGAGCACGCCGAAGCCGGCCGGGTCTGCGCCGCGGTGTCGGCCATCACCCAAACCGCGCTGCTGGGCCTGGAGCAGGTCGCAGCACAGCATCCGGACCTCGTGTCCGTCGAAATCACACAGGAGTAGATCATGACCGTACTGACGGCTGCCAAGCCGTGGTTCGACCTGGGCCGCCACGACGTGCGGTCGACCGTCCCGGCGGCGATCCGGGCCATGATGCAGAACGGCCTCCTGGACAAGGTCTTCCAGGACGCCCTGCGACCGGAGTTCATCTTCCCGGCCATCGCCGACAGCGAGCCCTGGCAGGGCGGCCTCGGCGACACCAAGACGTTCACCCGCAAGGGTCTGCTCGCTCCGGCCACCACGCCGATCACCGGCTCGGACACGTCGGCATCGACCTACAGCATCGAGCAGTGGTCGGTGACGATGGACCAGTACGGCAACGCCGTCGACACGAACATGCTCACCAGCTCGATGGCGCTGGCCAGCAAGTTCCTGGAGGACGTGCAGACCCTCGGCATCAACGCCGGCCAGTCCCTGAACCAGATCTGCCGCAACAAGCTCTACGCGGCCTACGCAGGCGGCCGCACCTGGTGCACCACGGCCGGAGCCTCGGACACATCGATCATCGTCAACTCGGTGAACGGGTTCACCAAGGTCCTCGTCAACGGCGTGCCGACCGACGTGTCCGCGTCGAACCCGCTCAGCGTCACCATCGCCGGCGTCGCGAACACCGTGACCGGCGTCAACACCGGCACGAACACGCTCACGCTGGGCACCGCCCGCGCGGACGTCGTTGGCGATGCGGTGGTCGCCGCGAACGCCCCGACCACGATTCGCCCGACGGGCTCGACTCCCTACGACCTGAGCACCTCGAACACGGTGACGTTCGCGATGTTCCGTGCCGCCGTCGCCCGCCTGCGGAAGATGAACGTGCCGACCGTGGGCGGTTACTACGTCGCCCACATCGACCCCGACACCGAGACGCAGCTGTTCAACGACTCGGACTTCAAGCAGTCGCTGCAGGGCAGGGTCGACTCGCCCGTCTACCGCGACCTCAGCATCGGCCGCTTCGGCGGCATCGACTGGGTGAGGAACAACGAAACGCCGACCATCCTCGGCGGCTCGGCCGGCAACGTGACCGTGCACCGGCCGATCGTCCTCGGGGCCGGCGCGCTGGTGGCGAACCCCTTCGAGGGCATGGGAAGCCTGCTCGCGGGTACCGGCGTCGAGGACGTTCCGGACGTCTCGATGATTCCGGTGGCGACCGGTGTCGAGGTCGCTCGGATCGTGCGTCCCCCGCAGGACCGCCTGCAGCAGGTTCTGTCCACCTCGTGGTCGTGGGTGGGTGACTTCGGTGTTCCGTCCGACTCGCTCGCCAACTCGGACGCTGCCCTGTTCAAGCGGGGCGTCGTCCTGGAGCACGCCTGACAAACCCCCGCTGCGGCGGCCCGATGGGTCGCCGCAGCGTGTGAAGGAGGTTTCGCATGCGTGCTCGCGTGCTCGAGAACATCGCGCCGTACTGGAACTACGGCATCCACCCGCTGAAGAAGGACGATGAGGCGACCGGCGAGCTTGCCGCCTACCTCGTTTCCACGCACTCGCCCGTCGAGCCGGTCGACGACGAGGCGCGTGCCCTCCTGGAAGCCCCCCAGGAGGGATCCGCGCCCCGCGTCGACAAACCACCGACGGAGCTGGACATCGACGGCACTGCCGCGGATGTCCTGGCCTGGGTCGGCGAGGATCCTGACCGGGCCGAGGAGGCGCTGGCGGCGGAGCAGGCGAAGGACAGGCCGCGCTCGACGCTGGTGAAGCAGCTGGAGAAGCTCGCCGCAGCCGACGGCGAGTGAGGGGAGGCCGCCATGGCTCTTCCCCCGCTCGCCACGGCGGCCGACCTCCGCGACGCCGGCGCCTCGGGTACGGATGCGGCCCTCGACCTGGCGCTGCGCCGGGCTTCGGCGCGGGTGCGCCGGTACACGCGGCAGGACATCACCCTCGTCGAGAACGACAGCATCACCCTGCCGGGCGGTGAGCCGGTGCTGCGGCTGCCGCAGTATCCGCTGGTCGTTGACGGCGCCCATCCGCTCACCGTGGTTGAGGTCGCCGACTTCAGCGGCATCGAGTGGACGGCGATCGAGGGCCGTGACTACTCGCGGCTCGGGAACGAGCTGACCCGCGGCTATCCGTGGCAGGCGCCGACACGGCTGATGGGCTGGCCGTGGAACCGGGCACAAGGCGTCTGGGCGCCGAAGGTGCGCATCACCTACAGCCACGGCTACAGCGAGGTGCCCGAGGACATCGTCGACGTGGTCCTGGACCTGGCCACGATGAACTTGGCCAACCCGGAAAATCTGCGCCAGGTGTCGATCGACGACTACCAGCGCACGTTCGCATCGGAGACCATCGGCAGCGCCAGCCTCACGAGGGATCACAAGGATGCGCTGCGGCCGTTCCGGCGCCCGGCCTTCTCGGTGGTGACGCCGTGAGCCTGCTCGATGCCACGCTCGCCGCAGGCCGGCGCGAGGCCGAGGCCCGCATGCGGGACACCGTCCGTCTGTACAGCCAGGCCCCGGACGGCTTCAACCGGGCCACCGGTGCGACCACGCCGGGCGCCCAGACGACGCTGTACTCGGGCAAGGCACGCGTCAAGGCCATCGCCGCGTCGACCGGCCAGGAGACCGAGGCTGGCGAGCGTGAGGTCATGCTGCGCGAGTACGAGGTGCACCTGCCCTGGTCGACTTCCCTGCCAGCCGGGATGCGGGGCCTGCCAGGGATGCGCATCGAGGTGACGACCTCGCTGGATGCCCGCATGGCCGGCCTGATCCTGTGGGTGACCGGGGCGACGTTCTCCGACCAGTCGACAGCGTGGCGGATCAGGACGGAGGACCGGTCATGAGCGGTGTCCGCTTTGATACGAGCGATGTCCGCCGCCTGGAGCGGCATCTGGCGCGCGCGATTCCGCGGGCGCGCCGGGACATGCGGGCTGTGGTCCGCCGTGGGGCGCTGAACATCAAGAAGGACTGGCGGTCGAACGCCCGCGCCTCGGCGCCGAAGCACGCGCCGGCCTACCCGAGCAGCATCGGCTACGACGTGGCCTCCTATGGCCCGGACCTCTACATGGCGACGATCGGCCCGGACAAGGCCGGCCCCCAGGGCGCACTCGGCAACCTGCTGGAGTACGGCAGTGCCAAGAACCCCCCGCACAGGGACGGCGGCCGGGCTCTGGACGCCGAACAGCCCCGCTTCGAGGCCCAGATGGCCCTCATCGTCGCGCGCGGCCTGGCCTGGTGGTGACGCGGTGAGCACTCCGACCGTCCTGCCGCATGTGGATGCGGTGCAGGCCGCCCTGGAGGGTGCCGGCCTGGTCGTCTATCTGGGCGGCACACCGACGTCGTCCGGGTGGTCGCCGCCGGACAAGTTCTGCGTGCTGTACCCGGAGCCTGGCGAGGCGGTCCGTGAATCGCTGGCGGATGCCCGCAGCGACTTCATGGCGACATTTCAGGTGACCTGCGTCGGCGGCTCGATGGAGCGCGCGTTGTGGGTTGCCGACAAGGTCCGTCAGGCCCTGGTCGGCCCGTTGTCAGTGGCTGGCCGGACAGTGTGGCGGCCGGAGGATCTGGGCGGGCCTCCGGTGCAGCGCGACGACGATGTGACACCGCCCCTCTGGTTCGTGCCGGTGCAGTACCGGATCAAGTCCATCCCAGCCTAGGAGTCCCTCATGGCGCTTCTCGCGCAGCAGGTCGTCGCCCTGAGCGGCCTGACCCCGACCTACTCGGCTGCTGCCGCATCCACCACGGTGACGTGCGGCGAGCGCTCGTTTCTGCACGTAAAGAACACGGCCGGTTCGTCGATGACGGTGACGATCACGGCGACGGGCAAGCTCCGCGGGCAGGCGGTCGCGGACCTCGTCGTGACCGTCCCTGCAACGACCGGGGACAAGATGATCGGCCCGATCACCGCCGACCTGTTCGCTTCGGCTGCCGACGGCGTGTCCGCGTCGATCACCTACTCGTCGACGACCTCGGTCACGGTCGCCAGCCTCGTCATCTGACCTGCCGCCCAGTCCTGTTCGCCCCGTCGGCCGGGGCTTTTTTCATGCCCTGAGGAGGGTCCATGTCTGACCTGATCAACGACGGAATGACCAAGGTGGTCTGGGCGTCGTCCATCGCCAACATCAACGCGCCGACCACGACGGAGTTGAACGCGGGCAGCGACTTCACGCCGCGTGTCACCCCGGACGGCCTCAAGTTGGACCCGTCCACGGCGGACGTCGACACGTCGTCGCTGGCGAGCACGTTCGACACGAAGACCGTCGGCAGGATCGGGTACGACGCCGAGCTCACGTTCAAGAGGGGCACGACCGGCGCCGAGGATCTCCCGTACACCACGTTGAAGTACGGCGTGTCCGGCTTCCTCGTGGTCCGTCGCGGCATCGCCTACGCGACCGCCTGGGCCACCTCTCAGAAGTGCGAGGTGTACCCGATCACCTGCGGCGAGCCGCAGAACAACGCCCCCGCGGCCAACGAGGTCATGAAGTTCACGAGTCCGATGAAGGTCACCTCGGCTCCGGCGACCGCCGCCACGGTGGCCTGATGCCGAGCATCGATGACATCCTGGCGCAGGCGACGCCCCGGGAGCGCACGGTCCTGGTGTGCATCCGGGGCGACCTCGTCGGGGAGGCGGACCGTCTGCAGGACGAGATGAACCGGGTCACGAGCGACTGGGAACCGGCGGATCTCACCGACGTACATCCGGGCCGCGAGCTCGCCGTGAAGCTCAAGGAAGTACGTGAGCAGATCAAGGCGGCCGAGGTGCCGTTCAAGCTGCGGTACATCGGCGACAGGGCGTATTCGGACCTGATGGCCGCGCACCCGGCTTCGGACGATGGGCAGGCGTTCGACTCGGACAGCTTCCCGCGCGCCCTGATCGCCGCGTCGTGTGTGGACCCGGTGATGTCCGAGGAGCAGGTCGCTCAGCTCTTCGAGAAGATCAACGAGGGCGAGATCAAGAAGTTGTTCGACGCGGCCTGGGACGTGCACAACTCCTCGGAGATCGTCCCTTTCTCGCTGCTCGCCTCCGCGCTCACGGCGGCCCTTGGCGGCGAGAGCTAGAAGCAGCCCGCGCATGGGGAGTGCCCCGCAGCGTCTTCATGGGCCGCGTCGTCGCCGCCGGAGAGCCGCTGTGGCTGCCAGAGGACCGCTGCTGGGCGCTCGCACTGCTGGAGGTCGAAGCGGACTCGTGCCCGGAGTGCGGGCAGCGGTGGAGCGAGACCACAGACCCGGCCAACGAATTCAAGTACAAAGCCGAGCTGATCAAGTGTCATGCCTGCGGGACGTCCGCGAAGACTGTCCGGGCGTATCAGGACAACAAAGGAAGCACCGACGGCCTGCACGTCCATATCGAACGACGCACGTGAGACGGGGGTGAGCTGTGGCCACCCGTACCGTCACCGTCCGGCTCGTCGCGGACATCAGCCGATACACCAGCGGCATGCGCCGAGCGGCGTCCAGCACGTCAGATCTGGCGGGGATGGGTGCGAAGGTCGGCACGGCGCTGGTGGCCGGGTTCGCGGTGGCGGCGGCAGCGGCCGCGAAGTTCGACAAGAGCATGTCGAACGTCCGCGCCGTCTCGGGTGCGAGCGCGGCGCAGATGGCGAAGCTCCGCCAGGCCGCGCTCGACGCGGGCAAGTCGACTGCGTACACCGCTTCGCAGGCGGCGGACGCCGAGGCGGAGCTGGCCCGGGCCGGCGTGTCGGTCGCGGACATCACAGGCGGCGCCCTGAAGGGCTCGCTGGCGCTGGCTGCGTCCGGGCAGCTGGATCTCGCTGACGCAGCGACCATATCCGCGCAGGCCATGAACACGTTCGGCCTGCACGGCAAGGACGTCGGGCACATCGCCGACGTGCTCAGCGCGGGCGCCAACAAGTCGGCCGCCGATGTGCACGGGCTCGCGCTGGCGCTGCGGCAGGGTGGCCTGCTGGCCAAGCAGACCGGGTTGAGCCTGGAGGACACCGTCGGCGCGCTGTCCGCGTTCGCCGACCATGCGCTGATCGGAAGCGACGCCGGCACCAGCCTCAAGACGATGCTGCAGCGGCTTACTCCGCAGTCGGAGGAAGCCCGCGCCATGATGGCCCGTCTCGGGTTCACCGCCTACGACAGCCAGGGGCGATTCGTCGGCCTGGCCAAGATGGCGGGCAACCTGCAGAAGTCGTTCAGCAACCTCACTCCTGAGGCCCGTAACGCGGCCTTCTCGACGATCTTCGGCAGCGACGCGGTTCGTTCCGCGACCATCCTGTACGAGCTGGGCGCGAAGGGCGTGCAGCGGTACACCCAGGAGGTCAACGACAACGGGGCCGCCTCGCGGATGGCCGCCATCCAGATGGACAACCTCTCGGGTGACCTGCAGTACCTTCGGGGCTCCATCGAGGTCGCCCTGATCCAGAGCGGGTCGGCGGCCAACAGCGTGCTGCGGACGATGGTCCAGTGGGTGTCCAAGGTCGTCAACGCGTACAACAGCCTGCCGTCCGGGGTACAGCAGGGGGTCACACTGTTCGCCGGCGTGGGCGGCGCAGCCACCCTCGCCGCCACCGGGATGCTCCTGCTGCTGCCCCGGATTGCTGCGACCCGTACCGCGCTGGCTTCGCTGGGTGTCACCGCTGCGCGGACCCGTTCCGTGATGGGCACCCTGGGCAAGGTCACCGCGATCCTCGCCGCGCTGGAGGCGATCTCCTATGCGAGCCAGACGGTCCGTGACCAGTTCAAGGACGCTCCGCCGTCGGTGTCGAAGCTGGCCAACAGCTTCGTGGACCTCGGCAAGACCGGGAAGGTCGGCGGCGAGGCCCTGAACAAGCTGGGCGGCGACCTGGACGGCTTCGGCGAGGCCGTCAAGCGCATCGCCCACCCAGACGCGGAAGCCCGCACCACGGACATCGTCAACAGCCTCACCCTGAACCTGACCAAGGGCATGGCCGAGGCACAGATCCCCCTGGACGAGGCCCACGACAAGATCACGGCCGTTGACCAGGCCCTGGCCGAACTGGCGTCGAGCGGGAACGCCAAGCTCGCCGCGAAATCGTTCGACGAGTTGGCAGCAGCGGCAGCCAAGGACGGCACCAGCAAGGAGAAACTGCTCACCCTGCTGCCGCAGTACAGCGATGCGCTGGCGAGCCTCGACACCCAGAACAAGACCTCAGCCTCGGCGCAGGCCGAACTCGCCAAACAGATGGGCGTCACCGCCGACTCGATCCGCGACCAGCGGACCGAGGCAGAGAAGCTTTCGGACGTCCTGAAGGGCCTCAACGGCACATCGATCGACGCCGCCAAGTCGGAGATCCAGTTCCAACAGTCCCTCGCCGACCTCAACGATGCGGTGAAGGACAACGGGCACAGCCTCGACGTGTCGTCGGAGAAGGGCCGCAAGGTCAAGGGTGCGTTCCTCGAGGCTGCCGACGCGGCCATGCAGCACGCGGAGGCGGTTGCCGAGGAGAAGAACAGCCAGGAGGCGGGCCAGGCCGTCCTGGAACGCGACATCGGGCTCCTCAAGAAGGACCTGCTCGCCAAGGGCTTCTCCAAGGATGCCGTTGACGCGCTGGCCGCCGCCTACCTGAATTTGCCCACCTCGGTGTCAACGAAGGTCGATGCCAAGACCCAGGGTGCGATCAACGACCTGCAGGCCGTTCAAAACAAGGTCAAGAACACCAAGGGCAAGAGCGTCACCGTCACTGCGCTGACCAAGGACGGCCAGAAGGCACTCGAAGACCTCGGCTTCAAGATCAAGCGGACCAAGGGCAAGGCTGTCACCATCACCCTGCCCACCGGGGGGCCAAAGTCGGCTATCGAGGCCATTCAGAGGTACATCAACGGCCTGCACGGCGTGACGATCGACAATTACGTCCGTATGGTTCCCGTCGGTGGAAGCTACGGCAACAAGCACGTCCCGGCGTCCGCCCGCGGTGGCCTCATCCGCCGCTACGCCGAGGGCGGCGACGTGCAGTCCATCCCCTTCGGGGGGCTGGCCGTCGGTCCTGGCACCGGTACTTCGGACAGCATTCCGGCGCTGATCTCGAACGGCGAGTACGTCATCAAGGCTGCGGCCGTGCAGCGCTACGGCGTGGCCATGTTCGACCGGCTCAACGCCATGCGCTACGCCTCCGGTGGCCTGGCCGGCTTCACGTACACGCCGACCGGTCGCCCGGTGCTGGGTGGCCCAACGGACGCCAAGCAGCGCTACGACCAGGAGATCGAGGATCTCAAGAAGGCCTGGGCCGACCTCACCGCAGCGCTCAAGGACCAGAAGAAGGCCGCCGACAACCTGAAGTCGGCGGAGAAGAACCTCTCCTACGTCCGCAAGCACCACCACACCGCGGCCCAGCTGCGGGCCGCCGAGGAGCGGGTGGACAAGGCGAAGAAGACGAAGCGGGCCGCCGATGCCGAGGTCCGGAAGGACCGCGGGAAGGTCAACGCCGCCGACGAGGAGCTGGGCCTCAAGCACGGCTCCAAGGCGCCCAAGGGCTTCAATCTCAGGGCCTACGAGACGCAGCTGGACGAGTCCGTAGCCGCGACCGAGAAGTGGCGCAAGAACCTCGGCAAGGTCGGCAAGCGGGGCGGTGCCGAGCTGCAGTCCATGCTCGAAGGCATGGGCGAAGAGGGGCAGGCCCTGGTGAATGCCTTGGCCGGCGCCTCGGACAAGGAGTTCAAGAGGATCACCGAGAAGTTGAAGAAGACCGGTGATCTGGCCAAGGCCACACTCGCCGACTTCACCAAGCAGCTGGACGGCTCGACCAAGAAGAACCAGCAGTTCGCCGCCGACCTGCAGAAGTTGGCCGCGCAGGGTTTCGGCGACCTCGCGCAAGCCCTCGCCGCCCAGGGCGACGAGTCCGCCATGGAGCTGGCCCACCAGGCCGCCGGGGACAAGGGTGCTGCCACCAAGGCCAACGCCTCCGTGGACAAGGCGCAGAGCACGCTGACCGGCGAGGACTTGGCCAACTCCCTGGTGCTGCTGTCGACGCTGCGCAGCGGGCCGGGCAAGGGGTTCGCCGACCTCATCGCGGCCGGCCTCGACCCCGGCACCATCCGCACCTTGGTACCGAAGATGACGAAGCAGATCAGCGGCTTGCCTGCGGCCAACAAGGACGTCTTCGTCCGCCAGTGGGTGCAGCAGGGCGGCAAGCCCATGGCCATCGGCGGCATCCTCACCCGCCCGACAATGGTCCTGGGCGGTGAGGCGGGCGTCCCGGAGGCGTGGATCCCGTGGAACAGCTCGGCTCGTTCCCGGTCGCTGCTGGCCAAGTCCGCGGCCGCCATGGGCTACCAGCTGGTCCCGGCCGGCCGGTACGGCGGTGGCGTCGTCAGCGCCTCGGCCGTGGCCCGCGAAGTCACCCGCATCACCAACATCACGCTGAACGGCGCCAAGCAGACCAGCGCCGAACAAGCCGCCGACATCGTCCGCCACATGACGTTCGTCGGCTGAGAGGGGGTGGGGGTGGCCTACACACCGAACACGGACATCGACGGCCTGCAGGCCACCCTCGGCACCCTCCGCCTGGGTGCGGTCGACAGCGCGGGGGTGGCCTGGTTTCTACAGGGCCTCGAAGGCTGGGACAGCCCAGAGATTCGGGCTGAACTCCAGGACCGCGAAAGCGATCACGGATCGTGGTTTTCACCGGTCTATCTCGGCGCCCGGCCGATCACGCTCACCGGCACGGTGGATGCCCCGGACCGGTCCACCCTGCAAGACGCCATGGACCGCCTGTATGCCGCGGCCAGTCTGAGCGACACGACTCTGACCGTGTGGGAGAACACCCCGAAGCAGGCCACGGTCAGGCGCTCCGGGAAGGTGCTCGCACAGTACGTCACCGACAGCACGGCCACCTGGTCCGTCCTGGTGACCGCGGCCGACCCACGCCGCTACAGCACCACCCTGCAGACCGGCACAACCGGCCTGCCGTCCACAACCGGCGGCCTGGCCTTCCCGGTCACGTTCCCGATCACCTTTTCGGCGACGACCGTGTCCGGGCAGATCACCGCCGTCAACTTGGGAACGATGGAGACCCGACCGGTGCTCACTGTGGCCGGCCCGGTCGTCGCCCCCAGCGTGAACGCCCTCTACCCGGACGGGACCGTCAAGCAGCTGATCTACTCCCAGGATCTGGCCAGCGGCGACGTCCTCACGATTGACACCGATGCGCACACGGTCTCCCTCAACAGCGCGGTCAGCCGCCGCCGGTTCCTGACCGTGTCGGCCGGATGGCCCACGATCCCCGCAGGCGGCTCCGTCAGCTACCAGTTCCAGTCCGGCACCTACAACGCGACGGCGATGCTGACCGCCACATGGCGATCGGCCTGGATGTGAGGAGGCAGTCATGCCGGTAGACCCGTGGGCCATCGACTCCCTCGCTTTCACAGGCCTGGAAGCACGCAACGTGGACTCCATGCTCGTCATGAGCAACGGCTCCGCCCTGGGATCGACGTCCGGTGTCCGTCCCGGCGACCCGGGGCTCACCGTTACCCTCGCCGGATCCACCATCAACTGCTCGGCCGGTGTCGCGGCCGTCGCATATACCGGGCAGGGCGTCTACAGGGTGGCATTCCCCTCGTCGGTGTCCCCGGGCACGCTCACCGCGGCGCACGCCACGCTCGACCGCATCGACCTCGTCTATCTGCGCGTGTGGGATACCTCCGTCGACGCATCCGGCCTGAACAAGGGAGACATCGTCTACCTCGCGGGCACGCCATCGTCGACGCCCGTAGCCCCCACGCCGGCGGGCACACAGATTTACATGCCGCTCGCCACGATCACCGTGCCCCACTCGGGAGGCGGCAGCCCCTCGGTGAGCACCGCGGTCCGTCCGTACACGACGGCGCCAGGCGGCATCCTGCCCTCCTCGACCGCACCGTCCAGCCCCTACGTCGGCCAGTACTACGACAACGGCACCGACCTGCTGCGCTGGAACGGATCGTCCTGGGACACCTACCAGAAGGTGGTCACCACCGGCTGGACGCAGCCGACGCTTGCCACCGGCTTCGCACACGACGGCAACACCAACGGCAACGTCCAGTACCGCAAGGTCACCATCGAAGGCACCCAGTACATGGAGTGGCGCGGCGGCCTCGGCATCACCTACTCAGGCAACAGCATTCAGAACAGCGGTAACTTCCTCCTCACGGCCCTCGGCGCGTCGTTCCGTCCGCCGTCGCTCCGGTCTATGACCGCGGCCTGCTCGGCCACCGCCAGTTCCAGCCTGAGCCTGAAGATCGATTTCCGAACCGACGGCACAGCGGCCGTCGTCGGTACGACCACGGCCGCCAGCGATACGTACTCCACCCCGATCATCCGGCCGCCGTGGGTGAGCCTCAACGGGATCCGGTACGCCGTCTCATGATCGGCACCCCCATCACGCTGGCCTGGTATGGCTGCGACCTGCGCACCGGCGGCATTGTGGAAGACCTGCCGTCCCTCAAACCGACCGGCTCGCTGTCCCGAAAGCTGGGCGTGCCCACCACGCTCCAGCTCGAGCTGGCCCTGGACGGCGCCCCAGCCGAGTGGGAGGCGGCGACCGCGCCGGGCCGGTCGCTTCTGGTCGCAGTCGACACGGCCACCGACACCCCGCTCTGGGCCGGTGCGGTGCTCCCGCGTGACGGCGGCACTGGCACCACGGTGCAGCTGGGAGCGGCCACCCTCGAGACCTACCTGGACGCCCGATACCCCGGCACCCAGACACTCATCGCCACCGACCAGGCCACCGTCATCTCCTCCCTGGTGACGCCTGCGCTCACCACCGGGCCGCCCATCGTTGTTGACGCCGTCGCAACCGGCACGACCATGGACTACCTGACCGACGACGGAGACGACAAGACGATCCTGTCCTGCCTGCAAGAGGTCATGAATTTGGACGGCGGCCCCGAGTGGACCATCGATGTGGTGTGGAACGCCGGGCACAACGGCTTCCAGTTCCCGCTGCGGGTCCGCAAGCAGATCGGCACCCAGAGCGCCAGCCCCGAGGCCGTCTTCGACTACCCCGGCTGCGTCTCCGACTACAACTTCAGCGAGTCCTACGAGCAGGGCAAAGGAGCCACCCGCGTCATCGCCCGCGGGGAAGGGGAGGGCTCCTCCCGGCTGACATCAGGCAGCCAGGAGGCCACCGCGCTCATCGCCGGCGGCTGGCCCGTCTGGGAATACCGCTACACACCAGCGTCGGGCGTCACCGATCCTGACCAGTTGATCGCGCACGCCACCAAAACGCTCGGCCTCATGGGCCAGGGCGCGCAGGTGTGGACCATACAGGCCGTCGCCTCCCGCTCCCCCCGGGTCGGCACCGACTGGGGACTGGGCGACTCCGTCCGCCTCGCCGTCGAGCACTCCCGCCGGCACCCGAACGGTGCCGACACCGTCGCCCGCTGTTGGGTGTGGGAGCTGGATGTCACCGCCGACCAGGTCCGACCGATCCTCGTGGAGGAGGGCTGAATGCCCCGCCAGCTCGACCAACTCCCGCCGGATGCCACCAGCCTCGCCCGCCGAATCCAGGCCCTGGAGCGTCAGGTGACCGAGCTGCGGGCCTCCCGACGCGCCGCGTACACCGGCGTCTCCGGCGGCGGAGGCATTCAGGTGTTCCGGACGGGCAGCGACGTGCCGGCCGCGCTGATGGCGCCGGACCTCGGCGACGGCAACGCCGGCATTCAGACGAACTCAGCCGACGGGACCACCTACGCCCGACTGGAGTCCGGGGAGTTGACGTTCGGCTCCACCAGCGTCGCCCAGATCGAATCCACCGGCATCACTGCGACCCCCGTCGGCGGCACCCTCGACATCATGTCGGGTCTCATCTCCGGCGGTTCCCAGGCCCACATCATCATGGCCAGCGGAGACAGTCCTCTGTCCCCCGGCAACGGCGCCCCGATGATCAGCCTGGAGTGGGACGGCTCCGGCACCGCCGACATGATCGTGGACGTCAGCGGCATCCTGCTACCCCGCAACATGGCCTGGGGCTCCGTCACCATCACCCCGTCTGCCGCGAACACACCGACGTCGTTCACCGTGACCGGACTGACGGTGCGCGGCAGCACGTTCATCGCGCAGGCCACGGCCGTGACCACCGTGCCCGGCACCCAGGTGACTGGCGTTGGAGTCACGAGCGTCTCCTCGACCGGTCTGACCATCTGGCTGACCCGTACCAACACGACCGCGACCATCATCTACTGGATGGTGATTGGATCATGAGCCTGCCCATCGAGCCCGCCATGTACTACGACGTGACCGTCCGGGACGACACCGAGACTTGCGAGAACTTCGGCAAGACCTTCGAGGTCAATCCCTGCTACAGCAACGGCGGCACGTTCAACATCGAGTGCGGCCTGTGCAAGCAGCCCATGACCATCGTCTCCGCGACGCTGCTGGACCCCCAGCCCGAAGTCTCCTGATCCACCCGCCCGCGCCCCGGATCATGGGCGCCTTTTTCATGCCCAGAAAGGGGCCCCGCATGCCCGATCTCTGGATGCCGGGAGCCACCCGGCACTCCCTCGGCAACACCGGTGTGATGAGCGGCGGCCCCGCGCGCGCCGTGTGGCACATCACCAGCAACGCGAAGGACTGGACGTTCGCGAACGAGCTGGGCTGGTTCACCGGCGGCGGCGCCTCGGTCGCGCCCCACCTGCTGTGGGACCCGTTCACCGGCGAGATCGCCCAGTTCTTCCCCGCCAACTCCCGCTCTCTGTCGCTGCAGAACGCCGGCGACGTCCGAACCAACCGCACCGGCGCCTACTGCATCCAGATCGAGACCGTGTTCACCGCAGGCGAGACCGTCAGCGGCAAGCGGTACGCCACGGTGCGGGACACCCCCTGCAAGGGCCTGCCTGCCATCATGACCTGGCTGCGATCCCTGGGCATCGCCGACGTCTGGCCCGGCGGCCCGCCGACCGCCTTCGTCCGCGACACCGTCCCCCTCGACACCTGGCTCCATCAGGGCGGGCACTACGGCCACCACCAGATCCCCGGCAACACCCACGTCGACCCGGGCCCGATGCCCGACCTCTTCGTGGCCGCGCCCGCCGCACCGAAGCCGCCGGCCAAGCCCAAGGTGTCGCTGGCGCACGTCGTGTACGCGGCGAAGCACGACCCGGCCGCGGCGCAGGGCCACACCAGCTACCGGGCCGAGGTGCTGATCGTCGAGAAGGCGCTCGCCGCGGAGAAG